CAGCGTTCGAGGTGTTCTCTATCAGGATGGATGAGCGTGAAGTCGTCCATATACCTGATGTAGCACTTGATACCCAGGCGCTCTTTGATGTAGTGGTCTATCTTGTCGAGTGCGGTTATGCCAACAATCTGAACAATCTGACTCCCGGGATTGTATCCAGTCTCTCCCGGCAAGTGAGACAACACTCTTACTGCTAACTGATATGTCTCGTCGTCGAGGTACCTTGCGAGCATCCCCTCAGCATAATCATGCTGCATGTTTGGGTAGTAGCCCTTGATATCTATCTTCAGTACCCACCCGCTGGCGCCATATCGTCTATAGTGCCAGCGCAGAAGCTCCGTCAGCCTGTCCCTGGCAGGGTTCGTGCCCTTGCCCTTCTGACAGGCGAAGTTGTCTGCGACGAATGATCTTGTGACTTGCGGGTATATCGCAACGTCGTTCAGGCTTCTCTGGAATACTCTGTCACGGAAGTTGATGCTCATTATCTCTCTGAACTTCGGTTCAGTGATGATGAAGAACTTTGCCTTCCTCTCGGTATAGCTTCCGTCCTGCAGCTGTTTGCAGAGCTTGTATACTTCGTCTGGCCAGTGGTGTCTGAAATATGCCACCGTGCCCTTCCATTTGACGCCCTTCTCGCATTTGAGCATCGAGGCGTGTATGGCGTCAATTCCGATGATGAGTTTCTTATCCATGTTTTGATCGGGTCATTGTTTCTGCCATGTATATAGCCTTTGCACCGCAGGGCATCGGCATCACGACAGTATTGTTTTGCTTTTCAGCAGGGACACTCGGCTCTGTTCATATCTACCGTACACAGCACCCTCACTATGTGAGGGCCGTCCGCGTGTATCAATATGAAATCGCTCGGCGCACACCTATTGGCGTTGACGGCGTTGTTGTTGTTCACGTTGCCACTCGAGTTCACAAGCATCGCGTTGTTGGCGTTGTTGAGGTTGGCCGACCGGCACCAACAGTTCTGCGCATTGCAGCCTACAGCCCATATTTGTCTTTATAAGCTCTCTTTTCGGCGCTGTTCCATGCCTTGATGGCGTCCAGGGCTATGTTCACCAGATTGTTCCAGTAGACTACCTTCCTCGCCCTCAAGTGGAACGTGCGCTGTGCGAGTCTTATATCTGTTTTCAGCCACAGGCAGCGGTCTATCGCCTTCTCCTGAAGTTCAAGCCTCTGCTTTGCCTCTGACTGTATCCTGTTGTCCAGATCTTCATTCGCCACGCGGCAGTAGTGATATATCATCGCTGCTTCGCTGTTGATCCTGCTGATCAGCCCGCTGTACGTCCTGTCGAAGATCTTCGGGTTCGCCGTTACCGTCGTGGTGTGGTCGTACATGTCGAGGATCTTGTCGAGGGTCGTGAAACGATTTATAGATCTGTCTTTTTGTCTTACTCCACTCATTGCATAAGGCCCGGCCGCAGGTGTGCGGCCGGGGATATTGAACTATGTGGTATTAGCTAGTTATGTGCTCAGATTACTCTGATATGAACACGCTCGGCGCACACCTACCGGCGTAGACGGCGTAGCTGGTGGCCACGATGCCACTCGAGTACACAAGCATCGCGTAGTTGGCGTCGTTGAGGTAGGCCGACCGGCACCAACAGTACTGCGCACTTGTCGGCGCTTCAAGAGCGTACTTGATAAGTCTGGTGTATGTCTGCCACAGTGGAGCCGGTGTAGTTCTTCCGAGGAGCCTCTTGTAGTACTCCCAGAACACTCCTTCCTTGCCGGATGCCATCGGTGCAGTATACATCTGCTCGAGAGATCTGAGGAAGACTCTGTCGTATGTGACGTCCTCTTCATTGCCGTCAGCATTGCAGGCGACGGTCACTACCTTGATCGGCTTGAGGTGCTGTACTACGGATGCTTCGTAGCCCTTCAGGAAGCCGTTCTTTGTGGCTGCAAGAGCGTGTGGTCTGTCCCATGGGTTCTGAGCTGTCCACCATGCTCCTGCAGCAGCTTCGCTGTTCAGGTACTGTCTGAGGCCGCTCTGGCTCCATCTGTTATAGCCGTATACTACGCGGGACGGAGCATTGACTCTGCCGTTCGTGTGGTGGCCATCCGATGTGCTTGTGGATCCGAGTTTTGTTCCGCCCGTGCCGTTTGAAGTGGTGCCGGACTGTTTCGAAGTCGTGCTGCCCTTTCCGTAGACATTCCACGTTCTTCCGTTTGTCGGATCTGTGTCGGCGCTTGTAGCGCAGTCGATCACGAGCTGGTCGTCTGCTGCCGGCGCATCGGTCAGCGTGATCTGGATCGCCTTGGCTGTGCTCCAGCCGTTGCCGTATGCCGCACCGATCTCGATGTGATGGGTGCCTGGAGCTTCGGTGCCGTCGAAGTAGTATATCGCTTCAGGTGCATCGAACTGTGTGCCAAACGGGAGTGTCTTGTCCCATTCGAAGAATGCTCCGTGGATGCTCTCCGCGTCTTCAAGGAGCTCGTCACTCTCATGGCAGAGGTTCAGTGACGGTGTGTAGTTTGTTTCCCCGTCAGCCCATGCCATGGTGATCTGATCGCCATAGTCCATGAGCTCCATGATCTCTCCGTTTTTGCAGAGCATCGCGATGTCCGCGATGTTTGTTGCCATTGCCGCTCTCTTATCGGATGCGAGAAGGTCGATGGCTGCATTCTGATGTGAGAGCAGGTGGTTGAGCTGTTCAAGCTGTTCATTTATTACTGGATATGACATTTTTTAACTCCTTTCTGTTAATCCACGTAGAACTTCCCATCGTCGCCAACGTACAGCGCGTGCTGCTGGGATCCGCTTGCTACGATGGTTGCCAGCTTATCAGTTGAGGTGTATGTTCCTGTTTTTACGAATCCGGTCGCAATGTCTGCGACCCTGTACTCTCCTGAGTCGATAAACACAGTGCAGAGGCGCATTCCTGCTTTGAGTGCGCTTATGTCAAAAATGACATGATCGCCTGCAGTGCTTACTGCTGTCAGGATCGTGTTGATCTCGCCCATCGTTGTATTGGCGCCTGTGACCTTGACGATGTTCAGCAGGTCATCATACTTTGTAACGTCATAAATGTCCGCGAGTCCCGGAAACGTTATGGATTCTAGGTTTTTGTGTCCCATTGTTAGTTCTCCTCCGTTATTACTATGTTTCCATCAGAGTTTTCGTCGGTGCAGGTAATTCCGCCCTCGAGCACGATTACGCCTTTCCCCTTGCCCGCTTCAAACCCCATGATGTATGCCTCTTCATCGAATATCATGACCATGCCCTCCATACATCGTTCTCTTGATCGAACTTATACATAGTCGCGGTGTCCATCTCGAACAGCGTCGAACCATTAGCGATGCCGGATACCGGTTTCTCGTCAGTAGAAAGGCAATCGCCCTTTATCAGAGTCCTTGGTTCCAGTGTGTCATCTACCGTGATTGCTCTTTTTTCTGATATTGTCAGCATTTTGACCTCCTTTAAGTGATCGCTATGACGACGTTGCCGTCGTTATTGGTGTCTGTAAACGTGAGAGTGCCCTCAATGGTGACTATCCCTTGCGGTATGCCAAATGTGATCTTGTTTTCCTCTTCATCATAAGTGGCGGTTGCCGGTTCTCCTGGACTCAACGTTTCAGCTTCTACGGACAAATCGTGCACCGACTCCGCAGCGGCCTCTACCCGCTCAACCAGCACTGTCAGTTCCGGGATGAGCGTTTCTATGGTTCCATCAGTCGTGCCTTCCGGATGCGGATTTCTCTCAATACACATGCGGCCGTTTGCACTTCCCTGTCTCATTCCTGATTTTGTGATCGTGATTTTGCAGGCTATATTTCCGGCTTCATCCGTCATTTCTGTAGTGGCCTCAACCGTTATGGTGTGGCCATCGTATTCAACTTCCTCATTGAATCCGAGTCCGGACGGTTTTGTTCCGGCAATCTTTACTGTTGCTCCGGTAGGGACTTCGTAATAGCCTCCACCTTTGTTTTTGAGTTGGAGTTCACGTGTTACTCCAACGTCATTCTGGCTAAACCAGATTTCGAACCCCGGCTCGCCAGGTGTCATGTTGATAACTTTACTCTGTGGCATTTTGGCCTCCTGTGTTATAGCTTTGCCCACAAGACATATACGGCTACAGTGATCGAGCTGTAGTCCGTATTAGTCGGATTGTAGTATGCAACTTCGTAAGTGACACTGCCATTTGCGCGTGATGTGATCCCGCATTTATTCAGACAGATCTTGTCCGATCCTGTACCTCCCAGGTTTATCCTGTCGATGCAGATCGGGTAGTATCCCTGTCTCGTGATGGTAAACGACTGGCTTTGCACCGCTCCCGCATTTATCGAGAATGAATGATTGTTACCTGATGATGATAAATTGTCGGTTCCAACCATTGTGCCTTGCGAAGACGATATCTTCCCGGCGGCCTCGGTGTTCCCGTCCTTATCGACTGTAAAGGCGTCTGAGCGGTTGTAGTCGTCTGTTCCGTTTCCAACTGCAAACAGGTTGTTTGTGTTGTTTTTTGTGTTAAACCGTCCAATCGCCGTCTGGTCGTTCTGGTCTGCTACGGTAAAATGGTTTTGCGCATGAGATCTGTATCCGCTGGCAATTGACTTCTCGCCTTCAGCGTGTGAGTAATTGCTTGTGGCTTTTGTCTCGCTTCCTTCTGCGTGTGCTGCGATCCCTGCGCCGTATTCTCCGCCCGCTTTTGTGCCGTATCCCTCGGCATGCGCAGCTTCTGCGCAGGCTTCGGTCAGTCTGCCTTCCGCGTGTGCAGCTTCTGCACTGGCTTCGGTGATTTCTCCTTCGGCATGCGCGGCTTCAGATGAAGCCGTTGTGCTCTCGCCTTCGGCAAAAGAATAGAATCCGGACGCTTCGCCGCTGCCTGCTACAAATGACTCATTGCCTATGGTTCCGATCCTGTGGCCGAAAGTGTGATATCTCTTCCCGTTCGAGTTGATTCCAATGTGCGCGACCTCAGTGTCTGTGTTGTCGCTGTTTCTGTATAGTATGTCGAAACCAGACGATGTGATCTCAACTCTGTAGGTCAGGGCCTCTATGGTTCCCAGCCTTATGTTGTCGTATGCGAAAAAGGTCACAATCGCGCCGTCTTCGTCTATGATGTATATTCCGGCAGCGCCGTACGTTGTGCCTGCGCCTGTAGCAATAAGGATCTTGGCGACGCCGCTTGCTGCAGGCAGGAGCCATAACCCCTCCCCGGTCAATGCGAGGTGCGTGCCAACGTAGTTATTGAGGCTTTCATCAATGGTAAGCTCGTAATAGGTTCCTATGTCTGAGACATCGGGATCCGCTACGATGCTGTAGTGGGTGCCACCGACCACGTAATCACCGACGGGATCCTGGACGAAGTAAACGTGTGTGGGATCCAGTGTGATATCAGCGGTCAGCGTCATCGTGCCATGCTGCGTTATCCAGGTCAGGGTCTCCACGACGCTCTGGACCGTCGACAGACCGCCCAGAGCTCTGGACGCGTATTCGTTGGCATTGTATGCGGATTGTTTCGCTTCATTCGCCGATCCAATCGCATCCTGCGCTGCATTGTATGCTGTGCGCGCTGACTCTTGTGCATTATCTGCAGCTTCATGCGCCCTGCTTGCTTCATCTTGCGCAGCTCCAGCCTTGTTTTTGGCGTCTGTCGCTTTGTTCCTGGCGTCTTTCGCAACTGTATCGTCTGTAGGAGGTGCTGTTGAATTGCCTGTTATCCACGCTTTGTTATTGCTGACTCTGACTCGTACTATGTCGTTCGGCTTGCAATTTATGGTCTTTTCGACAGGCGTGCCGCTCTTTCCTCCTGTGAACTGGACGTACGCGGTGTCCTTGTCTACTTTGATGACTTTGGCCAGTGTGTCAAGCGGCCTTGTTCCTGAGCGCTTTTCCGCTTTCATTGCGCTGAGTAGCTTCTTGGCAGTTTTGCTTGCTTTTATTTTTACCTTCAAGCACAGATCACCTCCTCTGACGTTGTGGCGCAATTGTCAAGCGCTATGTTTTGCGATTTGACAGCAAAAATCCCGTCCAGTCCTTGGGCGGGATAATGCAGTCTTATGTAGTCTGTGACCAGGACATCCGGATGGAAGCTCCTGTCATAATCGATGATCGTGGAAGTTCTCTGTGACTCAGCGAGCTTTCTTTCAGCATAAGTTCTCAGGGATTCCATTTCGCTCAGTTTGACCCCGGTCTCCTCCTTCCAGATCTCTCTGCCGCGACGGATCGTTGACAACTCTGAAGATTCTTTGTTGTCGTATACCACTACCGTGTCGCTGTCAGAAACGGCTCTGAATACGTTCGGGCATTCGAACCAGTCTTTGGTCACGGTGACTTCTGTCTCAAGCATGTCGCCATCTATATCGCTGAATACGGCAACGGGCTCGTTGCTGTAAGGTATCACTTTGATGATTCCTTCGCCCGTGATCCGAATCCTCCAGCCTATAGCCTCGAGGATCTTGTACGCCATCGTGAGGTTTGTCTCCCCATCTTCGGCAATGATGTGATCTGCAAGCCTTGGTGAGTTTTCAGCTACCTCTACCGGTGCGTGGCACACTGACAGGAGCCTCTTTATCAGTTCTCCTGCGACCATGCCTTTGCCGGCCCACCAGCCACGCTCCAGGAGCACATCCTGCGCAGGTTTAAGCACCGAATAGCATTTCAGAGATTTATCTTTGATATAACCTCCGGCCTCGCCTTCTGAACTCCTTTTGTAGCCACTGATACGTTCCTCCGGTGTTGAAACCAGTCCTGTGAATATCGCTACGTGATCATGGTCTCCGTCCTGGCTAACGTCCATCCAGATGCGAACATACTGATCAGCTCCGAATTCATAGTCCGTACTCGTTAGATCTGCCGACTCCCTGAGGTTTGTTTCTGTCCGGGATATATTACCGTCCAAGATCTCGAACTTCTTTGAGTCTTTCCAGGTGGTCCTATCCACTAAACAGCCATAGTATTGAGTCGTGTATCCGGCATCCCAGTTCATGACTCGCCCTCCCATTCGTTTAGTGTCATTCCGTCTTCTGCGGCCGACTCTGTTCTTGTTATGCTCAGGTCGAAGCTCACTGATCCGCGTCCATTGTCCCACTTCTCCTGCACTTGTACGTTCGCTGTGAAGCTGGAGCCTTCCGGAGTCCTTATGTGACATTCGCCTTCGTGTTCGCAAAGCCGACGCATCGCTTCGATCAGATCTTTATCGCTTCGAGGTATTGCTACTGCTGCGACAGAGCCCTTTCTCTCCACGCCTTTCCTCCAGTAGCCTTTTACCGAGCCTCCGAGATGCTTTCTCGTTACAAAGTCCTTTTCCCACTGTGATGAGAATTTGAGGTCATATGCGAGCTCGATCTGCTCACCGTCAAAGTCGATTATCGTACTGTGGCCTTCCATCTGGTCGTCGTGCATATCGTAGAACGCCAGCACGTTCTCAGCCGTGTTGTAGTCGCCGCACTCTGTTATATAGACGAGCCTGTATCCTCCGCTGTTTCCTGCTGCCGGATATGGGTCAACGTAACTTTTGCCGAATTCTGCGCCTTTGAATATCAGAACAGGCTTGTCGGCTGACAGTCTGTAGATATCGCACGTTGCTGATTCAGACGCCCCGTCAGGCGCTATCACGCTTATGACCGCTATCTTCTCCTCTGCATCTATCAGGTATTCACCTTTCGGAATGATCGCCTGGTCTTCCCAGTGGACTTCGAAGTCCACTGAAGACTTTGCGGTCTGTCCCAGGCTATCCTTTACGATAGCTGTGAGGGTGTACTTTGCACCATCATCCAGCGTTCCGATGAGATCGTTTAAGCCGATAGACATCTGGTCTGATCCGGTTTGTGTGAGGCTCGCTATGGTCTCATCCTTGTTTCCGTTCTGATCGGATCCGTCCGGCCGCTCTACGTGATAATCTTCCGCTCTGGTTATTACCAGAGATGTTGTGCCTCCGTCATCTGCTCCCGTCACCGTCGCTGTCAGCGGCAGTTCTGTAAGAGCCTTGACCGTCCTGGTGTTTTCGTCATCGTCTGTTATTGTCATATCATCCAGCGAGTTCACCATGCTGCATACTGCAGGTGGCACTATCGTGATGCTTACAGGGCTGCTCTTCTGACTTGTGAGCCCTGACGCGGAGACAACTTCGACCGCTAGCTGATATATGCCCGGTACAAGCCATGCTGCAAGGTCAACATATTCCTCGGAGCTGACGCGGGTGAGTTCCGTATATACTCCTCCGCTGTAGGTGTATATCCTCGCCTCAGCCTGCGAAGTGCCATCTGTTGACTCGTAGTCCCATGAGGCCGTAAAAAGCTCTCCTGCCGCAATTATGCCGGCCGAGAGAGCAAGTATAGGCTTAGATGGTGCAGAAGACAGGTTTATTTGCGCAGCAGCTGAATAAGGGCTGTAGGTCTCCTTTTCTCCGTCATCGTGGATGGCTCTGGCTTTGACGTACCAGGTGCGGCCCGGTTCGAGGCCGATGATTTTCCATGATGTTGTGAATGGATTATTTATCGTGTATTTCTCTGGCTGTTCCGTAGACTCCCATGCATCCGGATCGTCTGACCATGAAAGTTCAATGTCTGTTGCGTCCAGCCAGTTGTTTTTCCACTTCGCTCTTACGCAGCTGCCATCCCTGTTCAGTGTCAGATCCGACGGAGCTACCGCCACCGTAAGGCTCCACCAGACAACTTCGGACTCCATGTATGGATCTATGGTGTACGTTTTTACGCCGGAGGAGTCTGTTGTGTAGCTGGAGGTTTTTGGAAGTACCGCGCGTACACCGAACGTAACTGCGTCTGTGTTTTCCCATGCAGGGCATTTGATGACCGCGTTGCTGAAGGATGCTGCGGACGCTATGATCGTATCCGCTCCGTTTTTTCTGTAGATGACCTCTATCTCGGTATCATCTACAGGCGAGTTGTTTGCTGCGGTTATGATCACCTGTGAGTTCGCCTGATCAGGCGTCACTGTTGTCAGGGTCGGTGCTGATAGAGCTCCTACCTTACGCAGCGTTGCTGTGCCTGGTACCGTTATGGAGTCGTATACCGAATTTACCCTCGTGTAAAGGCATTTGTCGCGGCCTACAGTGGATCCTACTGTCAATTGTGCTGCTTCGAGGCTCTGTGTCGGATACACGGTCGGACCGTCATTCCATGTCACGCCGCTTGTAGGACACGACATATCGCTTTCCGGTTCTGTTATGAGCCACTGTATAATTGAGTAGTCAAGCGGTGTCTCGCGGTCATACGCAGTGTCCCACGTTACCGGTACGTTGTAGCCGCCCGGTATCTCTTGTGTGACTTCTGTACCGCCTGTCTGTATTGACTGGTTAGGTGTTGCGTATGTTCGTCCGGTATATATCCAGCCAGTTTCTCCGCCTGCTCCCTGCGCTCTTACCCTGACGGCACGTCTATACGATCCAGATGCAAGCGTCTCAGAATTGTCTGTTATTTCAACATAACCGCTGCTGTTGTTTGGATACCCGGACTGCGTTCCGGTATAGTCCGGATCATCGGTGCTGAATTCTTTCCAGTAGCCGTCCGGGATCTCTTCGTCTGTGTAGGAGCATTTTGGTACGAGCGCAACCTGGATCACGACTCTCTTGAATGGTCTGTTGTTGGAGTCGTTGACATCCGGCACAGACCATTCGACCTTGTATTTATTCGTGCCGGTATTGCTCGGCGTAAGCGTCGGATCGCTGGGCTGGAGGAGATCGAGCGATTTGGTCGCCCATTTCGACCAGCCCTTATTATCTTTACTTTTGTCTGTATTGCCTTTGACCGAAAATGTGAACTTATCAAGAATCTCGCCGTCTGGATATTTCGACGACAAATCTATTTCCACTGTCTTTTTGGTCAGAGTTTTGCCTATGCTTCTTTCGGAGACGCCAGTAGCTTTGAACTTCTGGCCGTCTCCGTATTTAGCTGACGGTATCTTCCATTCACAAATGAATCTGTTCCCGTCTCTTGTTATTTTTAGCCCTGAGGGCTTGGTGCTGTTGCTCATTATGCTGCCCTCACTTCTCTAGCGATTGCTTCAGCTATTTCTTCGCCATCGCCGTTGCCGTAGACGTACACATTGATGTTTGTAATAGTGTCGCCTCCTGCGTTCTCCATCTCTCCTGCAATGGTTCTTGCGAACGGGCGCATCGCGTCTCCGGTGAGTGGTATGATTCCTTCCCTACCGGCTTCTGCCATTCCTATCATTGTGGCTTTCTCGAAGATGAGTCCCTTTGCAGCCCACCTTACCGACAGGCTCGGTATGCTGCCTTTCAGAAGATCTCCGACTTTCCATCCGGAAGGCGTTACAGAGAAATGCGGCACGGGTATGTGCGGCGTTGACACTGAGAAGCTGAAGAATCCTTTGATTTTGTCGATTATTCCTTTGATTTTGTCTCGAGCTGCTTCGACCGGGCGTATGATTGCTTCTTTCACTTTGTTGAATGTGTTCGTGACTGTGCTCACGACCGTGGTGATTCCGTTTATTGTGGTCTTTATCACTGTGACGCTGGTCTTTATGATTCCCGTTATGACCGGCCATGTTATGCGGACCACGCCGCTGACTGTTGTCATGACCTCCGTAACCACGCTCTTAATGTCGTCCCACGTCGGAGATTCTGTGAATTCTCTTATGTATGCGCTGGCCGTTTGTACGGTTGGAATGATCACCGTCGTCAGCGCCGTCGATACTCCCTCCGCCATAGGTGCAAAAAGTTCGGCGCCTGCCAGTTTTATGTTCTGCCAGGCTAGATCCATCTTTTCTGACGCTGTAAGCGTGTTATTATAAACTTCATCAAGGTTTTCGGCGGATGCGGTGCTGATGGCCTTGAACATTTCCTGATATGACAGCTGGCCCTTCTGCGCTGCTTCATACATTGACAGGCCGCCCCTGGTTCCGAAGATTGCTACTGCATCTCCCGCCGTGACCGTTCCTTCCTGCACGCCCTTGACGAAGTTCTCAAATTCAGTTTTTGCGTCCTTGCCGTCCTTTGCCCAGCTTGCAACTCCTTTCTTCATTGCGTTGAGTATGGAAGCAGTGTCTGCTCCGGACTGCTCGAACTTAGCCATCAATGCGATCTGCTCGTCTGTTGAGAGACCGAGCTGCTTCATGACGGCGTTGTACTTGGTCGTGTTCTGGGCGAGTTTCGATACGTCGATGCCTGCAGCCTGTCCGGCTACGGTCAGCTTGCCGAGCATGTCAGACATCTCTTCCGTCGGTATCTCTGCATTCCGCATCATGGACGCCACGTCCTTTGTCGCAGCCGTAGCGTCCTGACCGGTGATTTTGGCATATTTCATCATTTCCTCGGAGGCTGTCTCGAGTGCATCGCCCGTCAGGCCGAGTCTCGTGTTGATCTCACCAACAGCTGACCCGATATCTCCGAAGTCGCCTACCACGTTCGATGCGACGTTCTTGTAGACGTTCTCGAGCTGCTTGGCGGCGTCTCCTGTCGCGCCTGTTGCCTTTATAAGGTTGAAGGATCCTTCTTCAACCTCTTTGTATGCGTCATAGCCTGCCTTTCCAAGTGTGACCAATGAGGCTCCTACAGCTGCAGGGACTGCAAACTTTTTCAGTACATTTCCAAGATTTGTATTGAACAGTTTGCCTGCATTGTGGCCTGCGCCTGCTACGCCTTTCTGCAGCGGATTAACTACAGAGTTGATCACTTCGGTAGAGGTGCCATCAGACTTCGGTATTATTGTTACGAACGCCCTTGCGACTTCCGTTCCGTTTGGCATTACTTTCCTCCTTTGTCCCACCAATCCCAAAAATCTGCGACCGGTATCGCGCCTCTTCCAATAGTTTGCTCTTCCTTTGGTCTCGGATATGTCGCAGGCACCGTACCTTCTTTTGTATGTGCTGCGACATACAGATCAAACAGATCTGCGAGTATCGCGTTTGTTTTCATCGTTGTGAGCCATTCCGCCGTTTCATTTTTTGGATCTAGCTCCCTGTTGAGCATCGCATCAGGCGGAAGGTATTCAATGAACGATATGAGGGCGACCTTTCCGGCCGCCCCCATGTTCATGTACTCATTAAGTGTTCGCCCCGTCCGGGTCATCAGGTCGTACTCAAGTGCACGACCATGCTTTTCGATTATCCGGACAAGGCCTAGGATTCCCCCACGGTTGCTCCTGCTTTTGCTGATGCTTCCATCCACGCTATCAGGATGGCGTTCGTGGTTCTTGGGTCGAGTTCATAGACATCGTCGCCAAGAAATTTTTCCAGCCATTTGACCTGCTTCCTGAAGTCGCTGGCCGTTTCTTCGTAGGCTATAAGGTCGCGGTTGTTCATCGACTCCGCCAGTGGAATCTTTTTGGTTTCCTCTGAGCCTTCTATCTTGAAAACGAAAAACTCCGGAGCGTCTGTGCTGAATGTTCTCATGTTGTTCCCCTCTCTTTTGTATTATGCGCTTGCCTTTTTGCCGTCATCCGTCATAATGTAGATGCTCTTGCCGTTTCCGTCAGGATAGCAAGCCAGTGTCACCGGCCACTTGATCGCATCATTTGATACGAATTTGATCTCGCCCACTTCGACGATCTGCCCGTTTGGCACAAGAATTGCCATTCTGGCGTCTCCGTCCTTCATGAGGAATACATACGACTGTGGTTCTGGCAAATCTGCGCCGAGTGCTGTTTTAACATACTTGCCGTGGCCTGTGGTCGCTGCAGTGGCTGTGACGTTTTCGTCTCCGAAAGCAATTTTCATCGCCTCTTCATTGGTGGACAGCATCTGCCATGAGATCTTTCCGTCAAATTCCTGCAGGACTTTGCGAACCGTTGCTCCGCTCCAGTCCTTAATGTTGTTTGTGCTTTTTGATGGTGTGAGTGTCAGTCCGTCCTCCGATACATACTCGTCTCCGGCAAAGTTGGAGCGCCATGTGTCGCTTGCGAAGATCGTATCCATAGTAGGGAGTGTGGTCCCGACATCTGCGTGAAGTATCGCACCTGTGGTGCCCTGATCAGGTGCTCCTATTAGTACGTCTTTTGTATATGGCATTGTTTTATCCTCTCGTTCTTGCTTTTATCTGCGCCTTTATTGTGGCGCGTGCGATGTTTGGGTGCCTTGGATCCGGATTGTCGTACGGCAAGGTCATGACCTCCGATGAGTAGACTGTCATCTTTTCCCCACTGGAGGCTTCCGTAATTTTCGGGCCTTCGATTCTGATGTAGCCGCAAAAATCCGCAGCGGCTGTCATAGCGTCTGCTGCGTCATCTGCATATACATCAAAGTCGAGGTTGTGTGTCTCGATGACCAGGTCGGTTGTGTAGCCTCCGGTTCTTACAATGTGGATATGCGGCAACTTTTCGCCAAGCGATGCGGGCAGCGCGTGCGCCGATGTGCTCACTTCCAGGTCTTCCTTTATGATTTTTGCCATCAGCGTTTCAATATCTACGTTGTACCTCATTTGTGCACCGCCTTTGTCAGCACCTTGTGTGTCGCTTCCAGGTAGGCTCCCGTGTGCGCATCCGATGCGACAAATCCCGCAGCCGTGAAGTTGCTGTGCGTCGCAGGTGCGTAGTGGAAGTGTTCGCCTGCCTCGGCTGCGATTCGTTCTCCGGCCTCATCTACTACAGCCTGCATCTCTGCAGACGTGAAGATCTCAGCCCACCCTTTGCTGTTGTGTTCAATCCTTACTTTTGCGCCCATCTATCCGTCCCACCTTACAAGACTGCAGCGTGTTGACGATACTCTGCCCGTAGGCGACTTTGTATGAAAGACTTCGCCTTCGATCTCGTATGTCTCGCCGTTCCATACTATGCGGTCTCCCGCCTGTATATCCGCATCGTATTGTGCTCTCAGTGTGCGTCTGTCATCCGTTTGCAGGGTCCTTCCTTCAAAGTCACGGGTTGTAGAGCGCCCTGTGATCATGACGTTTTTGATATCAAAAGCGGCAGATCTTGACCAGTCGCGCTTTTCCATTCCGTTCTTTTTGACTATCGGTGCCCTTAGTACGGTAACAGTGTCATTCATGAAGCTAAGCGGCATGACTGCTGACCACCCTGTAAGGTTCGAGGGCTCTTTTCTGTTGTGACGTGAGTCCAGCTGCTATGCTCGCCGCGCTCGCACTGTAGCTGATGCTGACACCGTCTGCGCTCTCGGAAGTAATCCCCGCGGATACCGCAAGGACGCCTGCCACTATTGCGCACACCGCTTCTGCCAGATCCGGCACTGCGTCTGTGTCGTATCCTGCTGTGTATTCGACCTCTATGCTGTCCCAGGAGTCGCTCCATCTGCGAGGTCTCGCCCTCTTCAGCAGACCGTCCCTGCGCCATTCATAGTCGACTTTTGCAGTCAGCTCTTCGCCGTCTTCTGTGATCTTGGATATTGAACTCACGTAGGCCGCAGGCAGCTTCGTGATAATGCCGCCTCCGATCGGATGCGCTGTGCATTCCATTGACGGGCATACATGCCAACCGCAGTAGTTGCGGATCGCCTGAGATGCAGCTTTGATAGCTGATTCAGCCCGTTCGTTTGTGTAATATGCGTTACCGCTCAGCTCATTGAATTCTTCTACCGAGATCATCGGCTCGATGTCGTTCTCTACGTCATAGCCCCACGCCGTTCTCATTTGTTCTTCGGCTGGCGGGATTTGTTTGCTGGGGCTTTTTTCTTTTTCGTCTGTGGTTCAGGCTCAACGGGGGCCTCGTCTTTGACGGGGACGGCACCTGGATAGTGCCTCAGGTCCTCGTCTGCGATCTGGTATGTCTTGCCGTTCCAGATATACTCTTTCAAAGCCATCTCTGCTCCTTCCTGTATAGCCGAATACGGGAGGGACTTAATGCCCCTCCCGGTATCAGTTACTACTCAGTGTCCTTGACGAGCTTCTTGAAGCCTGCAGGTCTGCGAACAGCGAGAGCGAGTCTCTCTTCTGCGCGGATCGTCATGAGGTTCTTCACGAAGTCATCCTGGTCGGTGTTGGTTGCTTCGACGGATACGCCGCCCTTGCTTACAACAGAGCCGCATGTCTTGAATGCGCCGACGATGATCTGCTCGTCTGTGACCGCAGTTGTCACGCATACAGGGATGCCCCAGAGGTTCGGAATGTTCTGAGCTCCGAAGAATCCGCCGCCATAGTAGTCGTTGTCACCGTTCTTGGCGACTCTCAGTGCGTACCATATGGCCGGGTTCATTACGATAGCGTCAGCAGGGAAACCGGAGCTTTCCTGTACATCCATAGCTGCCTTGAGGATGAGCTCTGCGATGTCTGTCGCCGTGGATGAGCCGTCCCACGATGTGGTGTCGGACAGGATCCCGGATGTACCGAGCAGCGAGGTCACGAGTGTGTTCTGCTCTACGAGGCCGAGGTGATACAGCAGTCTGCCGTTCACTGCGGATGCGAGGAACGGGTAATCGTCGATGTACTCATCGGACTCCTTGATGTGGCATGCGATCTTCGAGAGAGATACTGTCTTCGGTGTAGGATCTGCGAAGTGTACCTGAGGCTTCTTATTGCCTTCTGCTGTTGCTGCAGGTGCGCCCTCGATAGCGCCTTCTACGAGGTATACGAGAGTTGATCCGGAGATCTGCTCTGCTCCGAAGAGATCTCTGACTACGAGAGGTGTGCGTGCAGCTTCTACGACTTTCTTGTCGAATGTCGTAGCGAAGTCTACTGCGCCAGCTGGCGACTTCACTACGTCGGTGGCAGCCTTGTACTCAGGTGCTACGACGCGGAAGCTCTTCTTGTTGATTTCGCTGCTCTTGACATGCTCTGCGAAC